AAGTGTCCCCTCAACTTGTTGCCGTAAGGCTTCAAGGTTTGGATCATCCATAAAGTTAAGACGAGTTAGCATGGCGCATTGCTCTTGCAGATTCTCCACCAAGGTATCTCTGAAGATAGACTTAGGGTCAGCAAGTTTCTCTGCCATATGTTTCACTCTGTCATACAACCGAGTCCATACTTCCTTCATCGCAGTAGCCTGAGCATCAGCAACTCTTGCCTCAACATCTTGTTGGATGCGTGACAATTCATCGCTGGCAATCTGACATCTAAAGTCTGTCGATGGCACAGGGAATACCGCCATGTCGATCTTGAACTTGTTGCCTACTTCACTCTCCGTAGGATAGTCAGCATCGGCATACAACTGCCCAAGCACTCGCTTTGCATCATCTTTCAACTGCAAGTAATTGGACTTGAAGTCATTGACAAGGGTCAACCACTCGTTCTTTTCCTTACGGAACTCATTCATAAACGCAAGGTAATTGGTAGTGGGCAACATCATCGTGCCTTCCATACCCCAAGGTAGAGTGTTCTTGTAGAACTTCTCACGGATAAATGTAGTTTTCTTATGCACCCGATCAAGGTAGTCATTCATAGGTAGCAATGACTTGTTGTAACGCCCTGCATCTTTCGATGTATTGAAAGTCGTAGCAACTTCTTGCGTTGCTTTCTTGTCATACTTCCTTGCAGTCCATTGGGATATGGTCAACTGCACAAGTAATGCGCGGTCAGATAGGTTCATCTTCACTCCTTATGTTGTGTTATGGGTGGGGTACAGACTGCCGAGTGGTACAGGTTGCAAGACAAAACGAAGGTGATGTCCAAGCGGTAGTACCACAAAGGGCTGTGTCTATACCCCATGACTGCTAGTTAAAACAATACATCTGAGTGGTTTACAGACCACTTCGTAAACGCTTGAGTGTTGGTCAACTCAGGTTTCTTACGGCAAGCATATGAGACAGTCAGTACTGAGAAGTCACCATCCATACGCTCTGCATAGGTACATACTCGTTCAAAGTTTGCTTCTGTTGCACGATCAGCCAATGCACCTGCCAATGCATACTTCGTAGCAGGATCTTTGGGTACATCTGCCGTTGCAGGATTTAGCAAGATGGCATCAGGGTTAGGTAGAGTACGGAAAATGCGGAGATACCCAACGAACTCTGCCGCCGCACCCTCACCTACTGCACCCTTAAAGCACTCATACTCTGCTTCAGCAGGGACAGTACCAAGCACATCAGATACACCCTCAACCCATGCTCTTGGGCTAGGATTCTGATCCCGTTGTGGGTCAAAGTCATGCAACAAACCCGTCTTGAACCGAGTAAATGAGATCACTTCGGGCTTAACCTTGTGGTCAATGCACCATGTAGTGAAGTCATCAAGGTGTGTCTCGTACTCAATGGCAGTCTCACGATTACGCAAATGGCTCAACACCTTGTTTGCACCTGCTCTGTCGGACTGACGATTGCCCGTTGATACAACTTGCCACCCATCAGGCATTGGTACGCCATGTAATGTTCGGGCTTGACATATGTTGGCAAGCACCTTCTGAAGATCATTACTTGCTTGATTGCGATCATCGAACAACAAGATGCCACGCTCAGGGGCTTTACCCTTGATCGGAAACCAATGGGGCAACTTGTACTGCATGCACTCCCCTTCAAGCATCGGGATGCCAAAGTCCTCTACCAACATGGTCGGCATATGCACTTCGACACATGGCACATCAAGTTCCTGTGCAACTTCATGCACAATGGTTGTCTTACCACCACCGGGAGGGCCTTCAATGGCAACAGTCCTCTGAATGGGAAACAACGACTTCAATGTATCTTTAAGTAAACTGGCTCGCATATTAATCTCCTTTATATTTGCGATGGTCAACGCCATAGGACACAACTTGTCCCTCCTGTCGGGCTTGCTTTGCACTCGGTTTATCCCCGTAATACATCGGTTGCCCTTCCTTACTTCGCACTACACTTCCACCTTTGCCATGCCGTAGCATGAACAGACGCTTCATAGCATTACTCCTCATAGTTTAAGAAACAAACACTCATTCATATGCCGTACACCCTTGGCATCGACATACGATTCACCGCACCCTACCCACCATTCCATGAACAGAATGGCAACGAGTACACCGAATATGGTTGCAATCAGAAAGTCAATGATGGTCTTTGTAGTTTTATTCATCCGAATATCACCCCACCAATAGCACCCAACAATGCACCAATGGCAATAAACCACATTAATTTAGTCATGCTTTTTCTCCTTTTTGCGTTGATCTTCCTTAGTTTCCTTACGGCAGTCATGCCATAGCACAAGGGCTATGCCCACCACCACGATAATGACGAACCATGCCGTGTTCTGAGCCGCTTCATGTAAAGGCATGGGCATCACTTGACCTCTTTCCATTTCCTGAAGTCCATGTACTCCAATGCTTCAATGACCGAATCAATACAGTCCCCGATGGTAGTTTCCGTACCATCATTGTCCTTGGGTTGACTCTTAACCTTACTTGACAGAGCCTTGCGTATGTCATACATGTCCATCAATGCTGAACTTATATGGTTGGCAACGCCATCATTCCAATTGGTATCGCTCATCATCCCCTCACATTCTTTGGGTTAGTTATAAACATATCGGCAGGGTTATGGATCAACTGATATGCACCCTTGCTGTATGGGATAGCCACTGTAAAGGTACGCTTACCCTCACCATGCTTGGTGCAATTGTCATAGCCCAACTTCTTGCGTGCCGTAGGAAACAACTCATTACAAACTTTACATCTTGGTCTCATGCTACTTTACCTCCGTATAGAATCCTTCGTGATGCCAATCCCCGATACCCATACACCATCAAGTCCACCATCGTCTGAGTGTCATACCATCGAATCCTTGTACCCTCACATGGTTGGGTTTGTGACTTATGCTTGGATGTAGTGCGACTATATTTGTCATGGTTGCCGAACCATTGACCCGTAAAAAAGTCATAGACCCACATAGGGTAGTGAACCCCATAGGAACAAACCACATACAACTCTGATGAGTCCTCCCAGTCCACATAGTCATGTGTGCTTAATACACCTTGAGTCATACGCTTTTCCCCCCATAGGTTGCTACCTTTGAAGGGTTCACGGCGTTGTATGTAAAGTCTTGCATCAGCATTGGCTATCTGCTTCATATGCACTCCATTAGATTGGGCTAAATGCTGAATCATCACCATCGTAGAACCATGATGTGTAAGCATAGATGCCGTTTGACATTGGGTTGATGCCGCCAAAGATGGGTTGGCTTGACGATTCCTCCAACCCTTCAGACTCCAATGAAACAAACAACTCCCGTTCAGATGCAACATCCTCCCAATGCATCTCATCAACCAAGTCCATGTTGGTATCTGTATGTATGGTATGTACTGTATGGGTGTAAAGTTGGGTCATTTCATATCTCCATGACAAAAGGAAAAAGGGAGGGTTGTATGGTGTTTTATACAATCCTCCCATCGGGGTTAAAGAACAACCTTGACTGCTGAAGGTTGGCGTGATGCTTCGGTGTTGTTGACCAATGCAATATATGGTGCATTGTCATACTTGTTAAACTTTACAACAGGGTTCTTACCTGCATTATCCTTGGGTGACCAAGTATGAACGGGCTTGTTAAGTTCCTTAGACTTCTTAAGCATGTAAGCATATATCGCCTTAGCATCATCAATGCTAAATTTACCATCGGATGATGGCATGTTATTGGCATCGTATGTTCCCTCAATAGCAATATCTTGTGCTTTAGGGCGTAAGATGACATTGACATGAGTTGGTTTAAGTTTTTTCATTTCATAATCTCCATGAAAGTTAATGTAAAGTTAATGACATAATGTCACTAACGCTGATCCCGTTGGGGACACTCCCAGACTCGCCGAAGCCGAGCCGATTGTCAAGTCCCGCCACTTCAAAGTAAGAAGTAAGATGGATGGTGCAACAGTAGATACAACTATCTACTGTCAGATGTAAAGTATATAGGCACTATCTAAATTTATGGATAGTGTAAGTCATTGATTTCATTGGGGAATAATGCAACTATCTAAACTATCTATGTTTTTCGGGATAATGAGGCACTACAATTTTTGTATTATCAGACCGCACCTTACATGTAAAGTACATTTTCCAAATGTGGAAACAAAGACATGCAAAAAATGATAGATAATTTAGATAGTTAGATAGATAAACTATACATATACCTCTGGAATCCCTTGGTATTCCTGCAAACTATACATTTTCATTGTCAAGTTACGCTATCTAAATCCTGCAATATGGCCGATGTATAGTTTAGATAGTGTAGATAGTTGCATATATGGCCCATTATGAGACATGATGTAAGGTCAGATGACCTATAAACCCCCGACGTATGGGTTTTTATTTATAAAAAACAAGGCAGAAAAAAAACCCGGCTTTCGCCGGGCGTTGGTTACAGGGACAGAACTAGCACCATCAGTACATACAACACAGGCCAGACTGCTAGGGCTATCAGGAATATCTTGAGATTTTCATTCATGGTTTCTTCTCCGGTTCGGGAGCCGGGCTTTCGCCCGGTCTCCCTTTGGTTACTTGGTCTTGATTACTGCCACACCCATGCGGGGGTCACTTTGCTTTTGTATTACAAAGTCAAAGGCCTTTGCTTTGGTTGTGGTGTGGTACTCATACCATTGTGAACCGTACTTGTACTTCACCACGAAGGTCTTGCGTTTGATCTCTTTCATAGTTTTCTCCAGAGGATCAGGTTAGGGGATCCCGACCGGTTTCCCGGCCGGGGTCTTACTGCTACCTTACAGGATCACTTTCGTGGTCTTGCTCGGTTTGTTACCGTCCACCATTGCGATAAACGGGGATTTGTCATGTTTGTTGAACATGACCACTGGTGTTTTTGCACCAACAGTCTGAGTCCAGAACTTGACCTCCCGCTTGAGTTCCTTGCCTTTCTTGACCATGAAATCCCAGATTTCCTTGCCTTGATCGACTGTGAACACCGTGCCACTAGCATCAGCAGCACACCCCTCAAGTCTGAGGTATCCCGCTTTGGGGGCGATAATGACCCGTACGTGGGTCGGACGCTCGATGGATTTAACCATTTGAGTTCTCCTTTCAAGAGATTAGATTGTTAAAGAACGGTGTCTTTGCGTTGTTCTGCATCGACAATTTCAGACTACCAAACCTGACAAAAATGTCAAGTATCCAGCCACAATAAGGGTTTGCGGGTTAGTGCCTGAGCGAGTGAGTGAGCGAGTGAGCGAGCGAGAGGGGGGGGGACATGGACTGCGCTTTGGACACGCCCCCCTTATTGTAGGCAACCTCTTAAACCAAGACCCAAAAAACCCAAGTGTAAAGTTACGGAATTTTCAGATTACCTAGAGTCCCCCTATTGACACAACAGTAAGTTGTTCTATACTCCGGCGTATGGACAACCTACCTCTTTACCACACGAAGTGGTCAGACAGACTGGCCTTCGATGTGGCGTTGATGCTCGAAGGCAGCGGAGAATCTCTGCAAGAAGTGATTGCACGCCATAAGATTGCGGCCATTGACATCCTTGCCTTTAACAAAGACCCGATCTTTCTCAAGAAAGTCGAGCATTATCAGAACGAAGTGCGTGAGAAAGGGCTGACATTCAAACTCAAAGCCCGCGCCCAAGCCGAAGAACTCCTAACAACCTCCTACTTATTGATACATGACCCCGCAGTTAGCCCTGCGGTGAAGGCCGACCTCATAAAATCGACAGTTAAGTGGGCTGGACTAGAGCCAAAGAACACAGAAGTATCTGATGGTGCAGGGGGAGGCGTGAAAATCACGATCAATTTGGGTGGTCAGACCCATGAAGCACAGGTAATTGAACAAGAGGCGACGGATGTCACTACCATTGAGCATAGCGAACAGGCTTAATTCCACCTACGACGGGTTCAAGGCAGCAATTTTTACCACTTCAAGTGAGTACAACAACTTTACACTGGCGTTAAAGGAGGCGGGAGCCTCGTTTAAGACCAAAATCAGCAAGCACAAGAAGCGCGGCCGTGAGTTTGTGGTCATGGTAGTAGGGGAAACCCACTAATGGCGCTCGATATTAACTACACACCCCCGCCAACTGGGGCGAAGTTCATGGAGTCAGACGCAAAAATGCGCGTTTTGATGGGGCCGGTAGGTTCTGGCAAGTCCGTGACCTGTTCGTTCGAGATTGTAAGGCGGGCATCCCTACAAACCCCCAATGCACAGGGCATCCGCAAGACGCGGGCGGCTATTGTGCGGGAAACCGCACGACAGTTGCAGGATACTACAATCAAAACCTTCCTTGATTGGTTCCCGCCGGGGGTCTGTGGGGAGTATATGCGTACAACCAAGACCTATTTCTTCAAAGTGGGCGAGGTTGAGTGCGAGATTATGTTCCGGGCGTTGGATGATGCCGACGATGTGGCTAACTTGAACTCGTTGGAGTTGACATTCGCGTGGTTTAACGAGTGTCGGGACATTCACCCTGACATTATGGATGCGATGTCTAAGCGTATTGGGCGTTTCCCGTCGGCTAAGGACGGGGGGCCGACATGGCATGGGATGTGGGGGGATACTAACCCACCTACAATGGACACTTGGTGGTATTACCAGATGGAAGGGCTGGATCCTAAAGATGGCGTATCTCCGAACGATAATGGTTGGGCGGTATTCAAACAGCCAAGCGGGCGCTCGGCGTACGCCGAGAACATCGAGAACCTCCCCGAAGGTTACTACGACACCCAAGGCCGAAGCGAAGAATATATTAGGGTTTACATCGATGGAGAGTACGGGCTGTCCTCGGCTGGTATGCCGGTGTATAAGTATTTCAGGCCGGACTACCATATGGCTCGCGAGAGACTTCGCTATATCAACAATGGGGTTCGACCCATTGTTATCGGGATGGACTTGGGGCTTACCCCAGCGGCTGTTATCGGACAACAAGACCCCCGTGGTCGGGCGCTGATACTTGGCGAGTGTGTATCGTTTGATATGGGAGTACAGCGTTTTGTCAGGACAATGCTTAAGCCATTGCTATACGAGCGGTTTGGAGGCGCACCTATACTGGTGGTTACTGACCCTGCGGGTATCCAGCGGGCGCAGACAGATGAGAGATCGGCGGTTGACATCATTAAGGCGGAGGGGCTAAGGGTCATGCCCGCTAGGACTAACAGCATCTCGGCACGGATTAACTCGGTCGATGACTACTTGATGCGTCAAGTAGACGGTGATCCGGCCTTCCTAGTAGACCCCAGTTGCACTCAACTCAAGGCTGCCATGATGGGTGGATATAGGTATAAACCCAAAGGCGACGGCGACATTGAGAAAAATAAACACTCCCATGTGGCTGAGGCGCTACAATACCTCATGCTCCATATCGCTAGTATTGGCGAGGGGGGTCATTTACACGAACGCCGGGAAATCAAGCCCATTTCGGCAGTCGGCTGGACTTAGAATGTGTGATATAGTAGGATGCAGTTTCACCTCCTTGGCGTTCTCCTTCACGCCTCTTGCCCCCTGCGGAAACGTAGGGGGTTCTTTTTTCTTTGACAGCATGTATACTTGCTGCTATAACCACACTACAATATGTAGTAGTGCGGCAACCGGAGGAACGCTATGAAGTCAGGCAAACAGTTCACGATTCTGTCAGACAACCCCAAGATGGATACTTCTGGCTTGGCTGGCAAACCAGCACCAATGGAACTCTACGAGATGGAGTTTAAGATGCCCGCTATGAATATCAAACAGATCATGGAAGTGCATGAGAAGAAGGGCAACAAACGCCCAGAGACGGAAGCATCGTGAAGTGCCTAAAGTTTTCCTCGACTAATCCCAAGATGGGCAACATGGCCGTCAAAGGATATAAAGATGGCGGTCTTGTCAAGGGATACAAAGACGGCTCACCCGGTGGCATTAAGATGCCAGAGGGGATGCAGACTCTACCTTACAAAATAGACCCAGAAGATAAACGCTCCCCAAGAAAACGACTTGAGGACAGTATTATTCGTGGGCCTTATGTACCAGATGCAGAAGATAAAAGATCTCCAAAGGATCGTATGATAAAACTGTCTAAGGACGACTAATGGCCGGTGGACTAACCCTTCTTCGTATAGTGTCCAATGACGAGTTAGATCGTCAGGAGAAGATGTTGGCTGATCGTGCCTTAGAGGATCGTCAAGCCCAGCCCTTTATCCTCGGTATGGCAGAGTATCTGCGTGCCTGTTGGGATGTAGCCCAGCAAGCCAAGAAGCCTATTGAGAATAAGATGTTGATGGCTATGCGTCAGCGTAATGGCGAATACGAAGCCGATAAGATGGCAGGTATTCGTAAACAAGGCGGCTCAGAAATTTTTATGATGATTACTGAAGTCAAGTGCCGCGCAGCGGAGTCTTGGCTCAGAGACATTCTACTTGACACAGGGACACCCCCTTGGGATTTGAGCGCTACTCCTATCCCTGATCTTAGCCCTAAGGCAACTAAAGAGATTCAAGACATCTTTGCCAACAAAGTGTTGGAGATGATTCAGCGTAGTGGAGAAGCACCATCGCAAGAAGTCATGGGAGAACTCAAAGAGATTATTTCCCAAGATTATCGCTTCAAGATTTTGCAAGAAGCCCAGAACCGTGTAGACCGTATGAAGTTGCGAATTAGCGATCAGTTTACACAAGGTGGCTGGGCAAATGCGTTTAACGATTTCATTACTGACCTCGTGACTTTCCCATGTGCCTTTGTTAAAGGGCCGATTGTCCGTCGTCAGAGATACCTTGGTTGGGAACAAGACGAATCCGGTCGTACCGTGGTTAAGTCCTCTGAGCGCATTGCGCCGGAGTACGAGCGCGTCGATCCGTTCCGTATTTATCCTGAGCCGGGGATTACAAACATTAACGAAGGTTACATCTTTGAACATCACCCACTGACCCGAATGGATTTGTCTGACCTGATCGGTGTGCCGGGGTATGACGAAGATGCTATTCGTAAAGTCCTTGAGATTGGTAATGGTCAATCATGGATCAGTGAAGATGTTGAACTGATTAAAAATGAGGAAGAACGGAAGTTCTACTCATACATGCGCCCAACAGAAGTGTTTGATGCACTAGAGTTCTGGGGCAAAGTTAGCGGACAGATGCTGCTCGACTGGGGTATGTCAGAGGATGAAGTCCCTGATCCAGCCCAAGAATACGATGCGAACGTCTGGATGGTTGGCAATTATGTTATCAAGGCTGTACTTAACTATGATCCGTTAGGAGAAAAGCCTTATGCAAAAACTTCATTCATTAAGTGTCCGGGTGCTTTCTGGGGTAAAGGAATCCCTGAAATCATTGAAGACCTTCAAAACGTATGTAACGCGGCTGCGCGAGCGCTTGTCAACAATATGGGCATCTCTAGTGGCCCGCAAGTCGAAGTAAACTTAGAGCGTATTCCTCCCAACGAGGACATCACACAGATGTATCCTTGGAAGATTTGGCAGGTGATGAACGATCCAGTAGGATCGAGCGCACCAGCCGTACGCTTTACGCAGCCCGAAGATAACGCACAGACACTCATGGGTGTGTACGAGAAGTTTTCACGCTTGGCTGATGACCACTCAGGTGTTCCTGCATATCTGTATGGAGACTTGAATGTTCAGGGTGCTGGGCGTACATCCTCTGGTTTGTCAATGCTCATGGGAGCGGCTGGCAAGGGAATCCGACAAGTAGTCATGCACATCGACAATGATGTGATTAAACCCATTGTCCAACGCCAGTTCGTTTACAACATGCGCTATGACGAGGATGAGTCTATTAAAGGCGACGTTGAGGTTATCGCCAAAGGTGCAGTTAACCTTGCGGTCAAAGAAACCGTCAACGTCCGCCGTATTGAATTTCTTAATGCAACCGCCAATCAGATCGATATGGAGATCCTTGGTAAGGATGGCCGCGCCGCGATTCTTCGCGAAGTGGCTAAAGGTTTGCAAATGCCACTGGATGAACTTATTCCATCTAAAGAGAAAAACGCTTTGGCAATGAGAGCGGCACAGTCGCAGCAACAACCTGCGCCTACACCGACTCAACCAGACGGTTCTCCCAAAGGTGGACAAGAAGGTAATCTAGTGTCCGGTGCTGGAGGGAGGGCTGCATGATTAAGCCCGATCCTAAAGTCGTAAAGGCTCTTGGCATTGCCATGCGCCAGTATCCAGAAATTCTGGACTGGCTTAGAACATGGCGCTATCACGAGTTAGAGCAACTGCCTAG